TTATTTTTATTTCTTATTTCATTATTATGATTAGTTTGCTCTTGTCTTATCTCAACATTTTGCTTTCTAATTATATTGCTTTTTTCAGCATTTGCATCATTTAAATTTTTGGTTTGTTTTCCAAATTCTTCTAATGATTTTCTTGTAATTTCTTCTTGTGATTTTATTTGTTCCTCATCAGCATCTGATGCTTTTAAACTTGCTAAAGCATTTAAATTTTTATGATATGTATTTTTAGCTATTTCTCTACTTGAATTTGCAAAAGCTATTTTTTCATCTATTAATTTTAATTCTAATTTACGAATTGCATCAGTAGAAGCACCTGATGCTTTAGCCATTGCTAATTGATAATCAGAATTTGTTTGTAATGATTTAGAAGCACTATCAGCAGTTTTAGATTGATTGTTTAACGCAGTTTTATTTGCATTTATAGAAGCAGTGTTTATTTTTGCTGCTTCTGCATTTGACATAAAATAATTTGTTAAAGCAACTCCTCCTGCAACTAAAGCAGCGACACCAGCTACAAGTAAACCAATTGGATTTGCAGCCATTGCTGCATTCCATAACCATTGACCTGCAGTAACTATTTTTTGAACTATTGTATATTGCCTAACAACTGCACCTAATTGCCTGAATTGGTCTACACTTTCTCCTATTGCTTGAGCACCACTTGCAATAGCCATAGCAGATTGAACTTTTAAAATAGCTGATTCCACTTCTTTGCTTTCGCTACCCATAACACCTAAAGCACCTGTAACAACTGCAAATCCACCAGCTACGCCTGTTAATGTTCCTGTTAATGCTTTAAATTTAGCATCAGGATTAAAGGCATCAGTTAGGGATTTAGCGTCTCCTATTTTATCTTTTAATATTGCAGCACTTTTTGCAGCAGCAATAGCTTCTTTGGATGTTGCTCCAAACTTATCAGATAACGCACCTACTTCAGCTTGAGCTTGTCTTAATTGGGATTTTAAACTACCAAGAGATTTTTCAGCATCACCTAAATTTGATTTAACTTCTAACTCTATTGTTTTCTTTTCAGCCATTTTATTTCTCTTTTGATTTGGTTAAATCCTTGTTTTAATGTTGTTGGTCTTTGGTACTTTCCTTTAGCTATTTCAATTAATTCACTTTGTCCGTAAAATTCATCTAATGCTAGTAAATCTAAAATGTGCTTTATCATTGTCTTTGGTCTGTTAATAATTCAAATTGTACTAATCCAGTTGTTAAATCTGTTGTGAATGTATTAATAAGGTATTTCGTGTCTCTTATAATAACATTATCATTAAATTTAAGCGTAGTTAATATGCTTGTTGGTAGTATAGCACTTACTTTTACTAATCTTGCCTTAAAGTTGTATATGTTATTAAAGTAATTTGAATAGTAAGTTTGATACAAGCTATTATTTGCTATTTGATTATTTAGTGTTGATTGTTGCTGATTAAAGTTTAAACTCCAAATATCACTATAAGCTAAAGTTTCTTGTCCAAATGCTTTGTAGTTTGTTATTGCAGTACCAACTCCAGATAATGAACCACTTGTGTAAAATGTACCACCACTATTTATGGTATTCGCAGAATTATAGTCATATAAAATAACTGGTTTGGGAATATACTTTTGTAAGTCTGTTTTTAAAGCATAACCAACTTGTAACTCTCCGATTAAATTATTAAAATTTAAATCTTCAAATGGTAGTTTAATTGAGTATTCATCTCCTTCTGCTGGAGGTGTATTTGAATAACGTAGTGAACCATATTCAATACCAGCCCTTGAATTAAATGCTACATTAATTAAAGATTCACTTTTCTCATATTCAAAATTTATTCTCTTGTATGTTTTTACTCGATTTAAAGCCTTCTTATCTTTTAGTACGTACTTTGTTATATCCACATCACTTCCAGCACCGTAATAACTTTCTAATTGCTCAACTGTGTAGTTTATTCCGTCAGTTGAATAACAAGTCAAATTAAACATTTTTAAAATACCAGAAAAGAAATCTTCAATTTTTATTTCTGGCATATAATTTCTAACAGATAAATTGCCAGGTATTAAAGCTTGTGATGATGTTTTATTTAAGTATTGAGTTACTGTAAAATTTCCTTTTGTTAATAGTCTTATTCTTGATAAATTTGAAAATGTAATATTAGAAAAAGATACTATTCTAATGCTATTAGTTTCTCCAGTATAATTATTTAAGGTAGTGTTTAATAAAGAAAAACTTTGCAATCCACCTGTTGAAATTGTATCAATTGTATTTATTATACTGTTTGTTGTATTTGACCATAAATTTATTTGATATGAAACGCCAGAAACATTTGTATATAAATCAACAATAACTTCTTTTTGCACAAACGTATTTGGACTTGCTGATGAAGTAAAAGTACCTTGAGATGTATTTGCACTTTGCCAGTAATAAATTTGATTACTACCACTTGGAGGAGGAAATCCAGTTGTAGTTTGAAAAGTAAATAATTCATCACTTGGAATGTAAGTGAATTGTTCTTTATTTTTTAACCATAAATAAGCGTTTATAAATCTTGCATCAGATAAAAATGTACTTGGTTCTGCAACCGTACCATCAAAGTTAATCCCAAATTGAGTTTCAATCATATTTAAAACCGCTCTCAATCTTATAGCTGGGAATAATTCATTGTATCTTATTGGATTATTTATATCAGATATATCATCAGTTCCTCCAGCTCCATAATTCCAACCCCTATTGGAAGTTATTAAAGGAAACATTATATCACCGCTAAATGTGTTTGTGACAATTTTATAAATAACTAAACCAGGATTATATTCTAAATCATAACTTGTATCTAATGTCAAATCCTTTAAATACTTCCCAGCAAATATATCTTTTAAGTTACCTAATATACCAATAAAAGTAATTGAATAGTCTTGTGGTTGACCATCTATTAAATTTGCACTTTCTAATTGAATCTTGCCACTTCTAAAAGGTATTGTATCTATTTCAATATAAGCATCAGATTTAACTAATGTACTGAATGGAGCATCATTTGAGTTGTCATACCAATGTCTGAATATTTTATTATTTTGTTTTGATGCAGGAACTGTAAATGTTTGGCTAAAATCAGTAAAGGTTTTAGATATATCATTCACATTTTGTATAGAACTTGTTACCGAAATCTTTTCATCATCAAACAAATCAATTCGGTTATATTGTCCCGTTTGAACATCTTTTATATATATGGCTACTGCTAACATTATACTACATCATTTATAAGGTTATAAGCGTATTCAAAATCTATTTCGTAGTTTATCAATCTATCTTTTAAAGATGTCTTTAAATCGCTTCCTTGTGTCTTTACAGTTACAGGTTTACCATCTAATAAAACAGTTTCAGATAATAATAAATCAGTTATCAATTCAGAATAATTCTCATCAACAAATCCTGTGTTTAGTTTTACAGTTTGTTTACCGTTTGTATTAAATGTTTTAAACTGACCAATAGAAGTATTATAATTTATAGCACTTTGTGTTAATTTATAATCTGTTCCTTTTACTGCAATAGTATTAGTTTGTTGTTTAAAGAATATTATATCTTTCCAACCACCGTATCTATTTATAAATGAACATCTAACTGGTGTATATTTACATTCTTCAATAGGATATGTGTAAAAAATAATAACTGTTGGACTTCCACTAACTGGAGTTAATGTTAATGTAACTTTACATCCATTTATAAAATCTGAATTATATATTATTGGAGTTATTGGTATTTTTAAATTATAATCTCCAGATAACCCAGCTAATACATTAGTAGTAGTTGAATAAACTATTCCATCAATTCTTTCATATTTTAAAGTTAATGTAGTAGTAGTTGCTTTACTTACTAACAAATTAACATATTCCATTTTTAAATCTGAATATGTATTTTTATAATAATAATTATTAATATTTATATTTCCTAATAATGTAAGTACTAAATCAGTTGTTGTTTGATTTCCATCAATATAATTTTTAAATCCATTTACACCTACATATTCTGTTGTAATTCCTACTTGTGTATATGTACTTCCAACTAATTTAAATGTTTTAATTTGAAATTTTACCCATTCATTATATTCTTCGGTTAATGGAGCAGTAACATAATAAAATGGGTCTATATTATAATTTGATGGTTTAATATTATCTATAAACTCTTTAACATAATTAGAAACATTGTAAGATGTATTTATTTGCGTTGCACTTGGAATTAATTTTGATAATGAATAAAATCCAACTCCAGAAGTAGGATATGATGTTCCATTCCATATTGATAATTCTATTTTACTACCTATTTGTCCAGCTTCATTTACTTCAATTATAAACGGACTTCTTACTTTTACTACTTTCATATTGTGTGATATATTGTGTCAATCAAATCTTCATCTATATATATTTCTTCTTTGCAATTCCATAAATTTACATATTGAGATGAATCAATTATATTTTCACTTTCAATAATAAAATCTGGAATTATATTTTCTTCTTTATAAATTTTTACTATATTCATTTTATATCTTTTAAATTATAATCTACCATTGTTTCAACATCTTGTCCAAATGCTTTTAATAAATCTACATCTATATATTTTTTATATCCTGCTTCAAATGGTTTAGTGAAAAATAAAGAAGGTTTAATTCCTTTGTTAAATATACTTCTTGTAATTAAATAAGCAGTTGAATCATAACTTAAGAATCTACCTTTACTTCCTTCTTCTTTACTTCTAAATTGAAATCCTTTTTGTCTTACCCACTTTTTAATTCCTGCAGTTAAACCACCTTTTTGTCCTGAACCTGAACCAAACTTAAACGGACTGTTTGGAGCTTTTGTTGAACTTGTTTTACCTTTTACACCTTTATCTACAAATGCACCATAATTAGCCATTGTAAATCCAACAATAGTAAATCCATCTTCTGTAACTATTTCTCCTTTTATACTATTAGCTAACGCACTTGTATTATTGTGACCTGTTCTTTTAAGATTATCTTTTGATTCTTTAATAACATAGTCACGAAACATTTGAATCGTTTTATTTACTTTTTCAAGTTTTAACATTTGCTCATTTGATTTTGTATTACCATATCAAAAGTAACAGTTACTCCTGCCATTTTATTTTCAAATCTTTCTGTAAAGAACTCACAAGATGGTGTACCTGCTAATTCATAATCATCACCAAATTTACCCATTCTTAAAACTTCTAAGAATCTATTAACTACCATTAGTTGCGTATTTAAAACATCTTGCTCATTGTCATTACCTAAAAATATATCAGTTGTTAATGATTTACTTTCGTCAACTATATCCATACATAATATAGATACATTGTAATTCCAAGTTGAACCTAAATACGTAGCTGAATTAATTATAATATGGCTTAAAGGAAAGATTGTAAGCTTGTTTAAATCAACTTTAAATATGTCTCCTATAGTAACTGTGTTTACAAATAAATCTTCCTTTAATTGGTTCTTAATTGCTTGTGTTATTTCGTAATAATGTGATGTCATCTATTTTGTCTTTTAATTAAATCAGCTTCTATTTTATTCTTTTCTTTTTCAAATGTTAGGTATGTTAAACATTGATTAATTGGTAATCTTGTAACTGCGTCAAATCTGTTAAGGTCTCCTTGAGCAAGAGCATAGATTGAACTATACCATCCCCACTTTTGTCCGAAGTTTGCTGTTGCAGAATATTCTGTACCTCCTTGTCCTTCTCCAAATAAGCTATCGTAGCTTTCAATAATTCGTTGCCTAAACGATAAAAAAAAACCGTTGCACCTAAACAAACATCTAATGGTGCAAACTTCATTACTTCAGCATACGTTATAGTTCCATTATAATCTTCAATCTCATACGTGCCATTTAAGCCCTTCTTTTTAATTGGTCTATACAATACTGCCATTGCTTTATGTATCTCATCCCAATCAGTTATATACGTGTCTAAATCTGTATACTCACCAAATGTCATATCATCTAAATTAGGAATGAAACCAAATTCAGTTCCACCCATTTTAAATGTGGGTATAAAAGAATGATTCTGGTTAAACATATTTCCAATTGATGTAGTTATATCATTTACATCTTTATATTTAATCTGTGCAACCTCTTTTAAATCTATTCCACAAAATATCTGAACCATCTTTTGATGCAGGAATTCTGTATCTTCATTGTCTTTAGCTATCTTTAAAAAATCCTGATACTGTGAAAGTTTTATTTCACTTAATTTAGTTGGTATTGTTATTTCTAATTTCATTTGATTTGTTTTTTATAATAATAAAATAAAGTGTAAATTGTATTAAACAAAAAAAAGACCAGAAGGCTGTTCTTACGGGAAGCTCTACTGGTACTTTAATTAAATTACTAACCTTGTGTTTTTCTTATAGCCATTTCGGATTATCAGTTCCGATGCTTACATAAGAGCAGGTTTACTGACTAATGATTTGCTTGTACTCCAGATTACTGTTAAACCTTTTTCATCCTTTTAGCACCATCATTAATTAACAGTTAGCATTAGTAATTTCCTTTATATCTATTGCAAAGAATCTTTGTTTAAACATATCTTTGAATAGTGTAATAACCATCTGTTCGTTTGCTGCTATTATTTTAGCATACTCATAATCTTTCTCGTTGTCGGCGTATCTGTACCAACCTTTAACTTCGTATTGTTTCATAGTGTTTGTTTTATATTATGTACAAATATATTCATTTTGTTTTAAATACAATACATTTAACTTTTATTTAACATTTATAAGATTAAATATATTTTACAAATACAATGCTTTTTGTAACATTTATTTAACATTACCTTTGATGTCAAGATAAACCCTAATTTTAATAGTTATCCTACGATGAAAGGTAAGCACTTGCTACTTTATACATTTCCTGCATCTTTCTAATTTCGCCTATATTACGTGGCAAATTAATAATCACTTCTATATTCTTTATGTGATGTATATAACATTGTATTGTTGCAATTATTTCTCCGTATGTCATTAGTATATAAAATAACTTCCTTTATTAGGATTCTCTAAATGTGATGTTGCTGCATATCGCATAGCATCTATTGCGTGATTATAAGCATCTATTGGTTTATTCATCTTTACTCCTGTTTTATCTGTTAACCAAATGTAGTTTCTTAATTCATTTATTAGATTCTTACTTCTTGATGTAATATATATTTTGTTTTGATTGATTAAATTTAAGCCAAATAAGATACTATCTTTACCTTTACTAACAGGTAATACATTATGTCCATAACTATTCAACTCAGCTATTGATTTTGGTTCTGCACTATCAGCATAAACAATATCATTTACTTCATTTGCCTTTAATAGATTTGATATTTCACTATTTAATAATCCTTTCTTGTAAATTATCTCATCAAATATATAAGCATCATTGTATTTATACATTGCAACTAAACTTGTAGGGTCATTTGAATAACCAAAGTCCATTCCATAACACAATATTCTTGCATCAGTTGGTAAATCTATTTCATTCCAATCTGTAATACATACACCTTCTAAAGAACCTGTTTGTCCAAGTCCATATACTTGCCACCAATTAGCCCAATATGTAGATGTTAATGCTTTTACCTTTGCTGATTCTATTTCTTTTATAATAGTTTCACTTAATGCTTCATTGTCTAAATAAGTTAATGTAATAAAGTCTATGTTATCTTGTGTTAGTATTTCTTTGTCAACCCAAAATGTAGAAGCAGGATTATAATCTAACCATATATCTCCAGATGTTCTAATTGCCATTTGATAATAGCTTTCAAAGTCTATATTGTTACATTCGTTAACGTATAATATGTTTCTTCTTGCTCCTCTTAACTTGTCTGGTTGGTCTACAGAAAAGAATTCAATATAACTTCCATTAGCAAATGTGTATTTTAAAGTAGACTTATTAAATTGGTCATCATTATATCTACCTAAAGCCATTATAATCTTTAAGAAGTCTTTTAAAGCACCTCTGCGTAAATGTGGTATTGATTCAGATACTACACTTATTTCAAGCATTGGTTCTTTTATTGCTTTATCAATTAGCAAAGGAAGTATTCCAAAAGTTTTACCTGCTGAAGTACCTCCTCTAATAACTTTAATACGTTGCTTTAAACGTGATAACTTTCTTATTGCAGTAGTTAATACA